TGTATCTAGTAAGCTCATGTGTTCTCCGTGTTAAACTTTCTAATTAAATATTTAAAATTCTTGATTACATAACCTGCGTAATCATCGGTTTGTGCAAAGGGTCCTTTAGTTTCATCAATGTAGTCAACCCACATTCTACTAGTAAACCCTTTAAATTCTGTTGTAAAGATGTTTGTAAATTCTTCTTGTGTCATAATGTATCCAGTTTTGGTAAGTAAACTAAAACTTCTGAGTGACATTTAGGACAACTTAAATTAGTTTCCATAACAAAACCATCATCTTCTTCTTCGAGGTCGATGTCTCCACCCCATATTAAATCTGTATTACAGTGCCAACATTTCATACTATCCCTCACATGATATACATTCAGTATCTTCAAGCCTGATACGTTGAACTTTGTTATTAACATTCTCTGCNTTACGTGCGGCATTCGTCCGGAAGTAATACAAAGACTTAAGTTTATTCATTCCATACCAGTGTACATCATTAACATACTGCATGTACTCATCATGTACTTCCTGTGGCTCGGTGGCTGTAGGAATAGTAAAGAATAAATTAACTGATTGAGCTTGACATATATATTCTTGTCGTTGAGAGGCATGTTCGATAATCCATATCTGGTCAAGCTCGTTAGCAGTTTTAAATATTTCTTTTTCTTTATCTGTAAGAATATCTAAGTGCTGTACTGAACCTTCATGTCCTGCAATGTCTTTCCATACGTTTGTTAACTCAGTCTTGTTTAGTTTTTTATCAGATAGTAATTCTTCTAAGTATTTGTTCTTAACTTGATACGAGCCTGAAAGAGTTTTGTGTGTATAAACGTTAGCCCTGCATGGCTCAATCGAAGGAGATGTCCCACCACAAATAATACTAGAACTGGCATTAGGAGCAACAGCGAGAAGATGAGCATTCCTACGCCCACTACCACTGATATCAGGAGCTTCTCCCCGTTCGTCTGCAAGTTGTTGAGATGCTTGGGTAGCTTTTCTTTTAATGTGTTTGAAAGCTTTGTGATTAAATCCCGTAGCATATATGCCCTCAAAAGGTAACCTGCGTGACTGGAGATACGAATGGAATCCCATCGCACCCAGACCGAGTGACCTTTCTCTGTAAGCAGAGTAGGCAGATTTAAGAAAGCCTTCTTTTCCCGGCTTAATATGTTTCTGAAACCTTTTAAAGTTTGCATTGTATTCTCCTAAGTTGTCTGTGTCGACAGCGTTGTCAATGTAGTGTTGTAAAACATTGTCGAGCATGGTTATTAAATCAGATATAAACATAGGATTTTCTGACCACTCATCAAAGTGTTCTAAGTTTACACTGGACAAACAACATACTGCTGTTCGTTCTTCGTTAGTGGGCAGAGTTATTTCAGAACACAAGTTGCTCTGTTTAATTTCTAAGCCCAAAGCTTTTTGTTCTTTAGGTAAAGCATCATTACATTTGTCAATGTTAATCATGTAAGGCTCACCTGTCTCGGCTCTAGCATTAATCATCTGCCACCATAGGTCTCTAGCATTAACAACCTTGACAGCTTCGTGTGTCTTAGGGTCTATAAGTCTCCACTCAGCATCGGCTTCAACAGCCTGTAAAAATTCATTGGTAAGATTAATACCATTGTGTAAGTTTAAACACTTACGATTAATATCCCCACCTGATTCTTTTCTTATGTTAATAAACTCTTCTATCTCCGGATGACTGATGTCCATGTAAGCCGCATAAGAACCTCGTCTTGTTACGCCTTGATTAAAGGCTAGCATCTGAGAATCTACGACATGCATAAAGGGGATTGAACCAGTAGACTTACTACCGTGAGTAGTAGAAATACCGTTGCTCCTAATGTCTCCCCAATATCCACCAATACCTCCACCTGAACTTGCGAGCCATATGTTCTCATCATAATGATTTGATAAACCCCCCCGACTATCAGGTACATAATTGAGGAAACAGCTAATAGGAAGCCCACGGGTTGTACCCCCGTTGCTAAGTATAGGAGTGCTAAACATGAACCAACAAGAGGAACTGTAGTGATAAAGTCGTTGAGCCAACTCAAAATTTGTGACCCCTTTGTAGGTTGCTCCGTAGACGGATGCTCTTGCGAACGCTTCTTGTGCATGTGTTTCATTCTCCCATAAGTATCTATCCTTGAGTGTATCAAGGCTAAACTTATCTAAATTGTTTTCATTACTGTAATTAATTTTAATACCAAGATATTCCTTGATGCCTACTTTATCTTCTACCACTTACTTTCTCCTGTTTTAAAAAATTTATCTCTATCATCATGTATATCAAGCATGATTATACCATAGTGTAATATTTTAAGCAAGTCTTTTCTATTATGCCCTTCTTTATTTCCATAACGTTTAGCATACTTTAAGATGTTACCCATACAAAATCCTTCACCATGTCCGGAGTCAATGATGACATCTGTAGCTTGGTACTTATCAGAAGCATAATGCTCACCGTATGTGCCGTCAATATACTCTTTTAATTCTAATATCAATCCTCGTTCATTAAATTTATAGTCCATCGTTTCTCCATTCGTTAGGTAAAGTATTTTCACTGTACCATATAAAATTATTTTTCTCTGCCCACTCGGCATGAGTTCTTTTTGTTCCGTTCTTTCTTCGTTTAGCTGCTGGCATAGGAGCAAAAGGGGACAAGAATAAAAAAACTAATTCTTGTTTAGGCTTCAGTGCTTTGCGTACCCAAATATATTTATTGTATTCTTGGTAGTCCCAAAACCTACCCTTTGCTTCTAGCAAAAACTCAGTGTCTCCAATAACCTTAACAAAGTCTGGCTCGTAATGATGCTCAACTATATAAGGTACTCGGTCTGAGTGATGATTCCAATCTGTTAGAACGGTAGTGTGTAAGGTATGTTCCCATTTAGAATCATAACCTTTGGGTAAATCTTTTTCTTTAGGTCTAATCTTGCGAGGTTTTCTAAAGCCAACCATTATATTATATCCGAGTATGAAATTTTGTCAAGAGGTTTGGACTTTAATTTCTTTTTAATTAACTTACTAAACCATCTTGGTGTAAACGAAGAAACTAATAATTTTTTATTAGCAAAAATGTGGGTCTCCGTAGGTAAATAATTTTTATAGTTTGTAGTGTTTACTTTATTTTTTTCCTCATCAACTAACATAGTTTGAAGCCACTCAACTACAAATTGAATTGATTTTTTACGTACTGCTTTTGATTTTCTTCCATTCATATTGTTTGTTCCTCAACTTTAGGTTCTAATACAACGTTTGTAAAATATACAGGTCCTTTGGCATAGTTAAATACTCTTAAACCTTTCCCGTCATTTGAATCTTTACGACATTCAAACTTATGAGGACACCACGTACAACCATTTGCTAGTTTCATGTTACCTGCTTTACCTTCAGGCACAGTTTCATAACAAAAATCAGGTGGGTCTTCTGCAACGATACTAGTTTTGACTTGTTTAATTTTACTTTTAATGTTTGGTTTATCCATATCATCAGGGACAAACATAGTTAGCTCACCTGTTTCTTTATTCATAACTAAGAAACCACCTTTACTTGTTCCTTCAGCTTCCTCGTACCCTGCAAGCTGTGCAAGGTAACCGAACGCATCGTTCTCAGCAAGTGTGCCTTCTTTAAATTTCTTAAAGGCATAGCCTGATGCAGTCTTTACATCAACTACTTCACCATCAATCTTACAATCCATGTGCCCTTTAATACCATCAACAGTTATTTCTTTTTGCATTGATGATAGTTTGTGTCCTGATAATTTAACAAAGAACAAAAGCAAAACCTCTAGTAAATGTCCGTAAAGGAATTTAATTTGAGTGCTTGCCTGTAGTTTTTCTGTTGTATCTGCCGGTGTGTGAGCGTCAAACCACAGTCTACGCTCGGGCTTACCGATGTTAGACATTCTAAGATTAGCTTTACCTGTTCTATCTTGGGGCGTTGCCCAATGTTTCAGGGCATCAGCCATTTCTTTACCGAAATCTTTATAGTCTTTGTCTGTTATACCTATGTCGTTACCCTCGGTAAGAGTATCCAACAGTGAGTATATATCTCCGACTAAATTATTTAGATTCTTTTTCATTTTGTTCTGCTTCCTTAAAGGCTTTAATTACATCAGACGAGAATAGTTTTTGTAAGTTTACCAAGTACATTCTACTTGCTTTATGGTCACCACCACACACAGTTTTAAATGTGTCTAGTTTATCTACGATTGTTCTAAGAACATCCGTTTTAAAAACCAGTGTACAAAATTCATTCTCTCCAACACATAAGTTGTGAAACCAATAGTCAGCTTCGGTTGCTCTGATACCTGATGGCTTACCCCATGATTCATATTCAATACATATGTTTCCGGACTTCTGCCATAAATCTTTTTCAGATTTAACTTCTATCTTTTTATTGGTTAGCATTTCTGCTATTTTATCTTCACGTATTGTACCATATTGTAGGTCAATGTCAAACTTTTTTCTATCTTTTTTCTCAGGTTTCATACTTCTCCTTATATTTGTGTAAGATGTCTAACGCCACATCTACATTTATTTTTTTCCATTCTCCTGCTGATTCCTCTGCAAAAAAAGAAATCAATTCTAAAACTTTTCGTTCTGCTTTTGTATAGTTCTTGACTGTTATTTTATCTACAATTTTAAAATCTTTTAAAGGACAAGTGTGTTGAAAATTTGCCAGTCTTTTAGAAGCATCATAACTTTTTCCAATTTTAATCCACTCTTTCCACGCTGGATTTGTAATAATATAAATTTCTCCCTTTAGTTTAGGAAGCCACTCCCCACTACCATATTTTTTATCCATGTGTTTTTTTAGTCCGGGGGCAGACAAGTGTCTATTTGTTTTTTCTTTTAAATAAGAACATGCTTCTCTCAAAGACAGTTTATTTTTAATGAGGGCAGACTCCACCATATGTAATTCTTTTAGTTCTTTCTCTTGGGCATCTAACATTCCTGTTTCTTGATTAAACATATACCCAAAATTAATTGTTGAAGTAGCTCTCTTAATAGAGTTAGTGTGTTTCACTCCAGTTATCTCCTATCTTGTATTCACCATCCATAGGACAGCGAAGGTTAAAATGTTTACCTGCATCAATAATACTATTGACAGCAAGCTCTCCTACAAACTCAGCCTGTGATTCTTTGACTTCTATTTGCCACTCATCATGTATGTTAGCAACAAACTTATAGTCAACGGCATTTAGTTTTAAAAGACTATCTAAAATAGTTAGTCCTTTCTTCATTAAGATTGCCCCACTTCCTTGTAGTAAGGTGTTAAGTGATGCATGTTTATGTCTTAATAAAATCTTTCTACCGTCTATTCCTTTAAGGTATTTTTTTTCTGACGCTCTTTCAACTCTGCTCTTAAGAGCTGCAAGTGTTGGTAGACTACCAAGAAAGCGTTCTCGCAATTTCCTACCTGCTTCTCTGTTTCCATTAACGATGCTTCCAATCTTTGCATCTCCTGCCCCGTAAATGAGTGCATAGATGAAAGTTTTTGCCTCATCTCTTGATTTAAGTCCAGCAAAGTTTTGGTTAGCTGTGTGAATGTCTCCGTTAATAATTTCATTTATGTAATCCTCGTCAGCCATGTAGTGTGCTAACATTCTAAGTTCTAATCCACTTGCATCTACACCCACAAGTTTGTACCCCTCTGGTACTATCCAACATGACCTGCACTCTTTACCATAAGGATTATAAAAGGCAGGGACTTGAGCCATGTTAGGACTTCGGTGTGCCATTCTACCAGTGATAGCACCAGTGCATATGACTGAACCGTGTACTCTTCCATCGTCTTTAAGTGCATCAATCCATGATGAAACTTGAGCTGAACGTTTCTGTAAGAGTAAAAACTCTGCAATTAATCCGGCTTCTTTAATATGTTTTACTTTATTTAGAGTTGTTTCATCTACAATAGGTTGACCTGTCGGAGTAAACTTGTTAGGTTTCCAACCAAAGTCTTGTAAGTATTCTCCTATCTGTTGTCGAGAACCTAAATTAAATTCTCGTAATTGTTTTCTTACAAAAGGTTTCATGTTACCTGATGCTTTAATATCTTCGTACTCGTACTCTGTAAGTCCAGACTTAGAAAGCGACCCATCTTTTTTAATCTTAGGTGTTACTGTTTTTATAGGAATCCATTTAGGTTTAAATGTTTCATGTACTTCTTGTTCAACCTCAGACTTTCTTTTATTTAAACCACTTAATAAAAACATAGCTTCTTTCTCATCGAAAAGAAATCCATTTTCATATTGTTGTTGTAAGACTTGTGTTGTTTCATGCTCTAACAAAATACATTCTTTTGAAAATCCAACACATTCTTTTTTTAAATAATTAAATAATGTTTTATTTATTATCGTATCTTTTTCACATCGACTTAACATCTCTTGAGAGAACTGTGTCCAATCATCATGTGCTTGTTTCTGTGTACCACCTAAACGATAGCCCCATTTCTCAATGCTATGACCACCCTCTCTTACAGGGTTAGCTAAGCGAGAGAGTATGAGAGTATCAATTACTTTATTAGTGTCATACAAATCTATGTTGTATAGTTTTTTAATTAATGGAATGTCATACCCTACAATATTGTGACCAATAATTTTGTCTGCTGTTTGTACAAACTTTATGCCTTCGTTTATTTTATCAGGTCCAAAAGAATAAACTTTATCGTGTTCATCTATAGCAACAATACACCATATCGTGTCGGCTTCAAAGAGAAACCCGTTTGCTTCAATGTC